ATCTGACCTATCGTCATATCATCAAGATTCGCTGGCGTGAGAACCTTTCCTACCTTCAGTGGTCGTGTGCATCTCTCCAGCTCCAGCCTTTCCGTTTCCTTGCTAAACGTGGCTACTACTATCCAATGTTTGAACTTCTCTCCTTTTCTCATACTTAATCAAGATTTATAATGCGAGCTTTCGCCCCTCCAAGTCTTTTAACGTTGAGCCTCATCAATGCAAAGTACCTCGTGGCGTCTATAGCGTGGTTATACTTATCAATAGGTATATTCGTTTTCTTTCCGTCTCTATCTTTCTTCCATTTGTAACTTTGCAGCTCTTCGATTAAACCGACAGAACGCCGTGTAACGTTCCATTTATAACGGTGCAGTATATCAATACCCACCATGATGCTGTCTCCTCCCTTGACCGTTGGGATAACCCACAAGCCTGCATTACGTAACTCGGTTATACTTTTCGGCTCTGCACTATCAGCTATTATCTGATTCGCTTTTGTTATCCCTGCTTCTTTTGCTTTCTCTGCTATCATTGGATTTGTCAGCCCCGTCTCATATATCTCTAAGTCAGTCCATAACTCCCCATGCGCAATAACACAATGTACCAAAGCTGTTGGGTCGTTCGTAAAGCCAAAGTCCAGCCCATAACCTTGTATCTTCCAGCTATATCTCTCTGGCATACTATCCACGATACGAAAATTAGGAAAAATAACCCCCGAGAGCTTACCTGTTAATCCTCGAGCATACACTTTCCATAGCTCTTTGTCCTCTATATTTTCTATCCGTTCATGTTCTTCCTTAGATAGGAAAGGATTCCCCCTGTGGTCTGATATAATCATCTTTACCCCTTGGCGACCCTTTACCTCGTTATGAACCCAAAATCTCTCGGAGGGATTGTAGTCTATCCATATCTTCTTACGAGTACGAATAGCCAACTGCCAATATATCTCGTATGGTATGCCGTTTGCTTCATTCACAAACAGATAATCACGCTTACCATTCTTCGCGTCCTGCTCGTCATTATAACTCTTAAACTCTATTATAGAATTATTCTTGCATTGCAGATAATGCTCACTCTCATGAACATTGAAGTAGCCAGCCAACCATTCAGAGCCAGCCAATATCGTCTTCGCATCACGCAGCGCACCTACTTTTAGATTGGGCAAGTCTTGCCCTACTACCGTGGTTATACTCCCTGCTTCTATTAACGCCATATAGATAAGCACCTGCATTATCGTGTATGTCTTACCCGAAGATGTCCCCCCTTGGTTCACACACACCCTTGCAGCCTTATCCGTATTAGCACGAAACAGCTCCCATATAACCTTAAACGGCATCGTCATACATCTACCTCACTTTCATCACTCGCAGGCTCTATGCCAGCCTCAACAAATCCTATCTCTATGCGGTTATCCATACTCCCTGTTACCTTTGTCTTATCTTCTGGCTTTTCGCCCCTTATATCTCTAATGGCATTGAAAGCAGCTACATCACCCTTAGTCGCCTTTTGGAACAATCCTACAACGATAGCCATATTATTTGTTAGCATATTATCTCCCGATACGCCAAGTGCTTTCATTACCTTTCTTACCTTCTCTGGTGCAGGCAGTCCCCCGAACACCTCCACAAATTCACGCAGCTCCTTTTTCTTCCTCCGCGCCTCTCCCGAAGCCTTTCCTGCATCTATTGCAAGTTTCCTCCGTTCCTCCTTAGTTCTCTTGTTAAATGGTATAAGATTTTCCGTTCCTTTGTGTTCTTTCATTCCTTCCTCCATTTCTCCTGTAATATCTTCGGTGCTGTATGCTTCCAACACACATTGTGATGCAACCTCTTATGGTGGCTATTAAGCAGCGTAACCTTTACTCCACTCGGAAACACTACCACACTCGAAAAGCTCTTTACATACGTCCCACTATCTTTATATACATCTGTCATTCCTCCACTATTCGACTGCGTTACCTTCTGATTCAAGCTGCATTGCACAATAGTTAAGAATATCTTACCCACAGAAGTAAGCTGTGTGTATGCGTTCACGTCCTCGTTTATCCTCCCTTTAAACTCGAAAGGTCTATCAACCGAGCAAATAAAGCTATTCATAGCTTTTCTCTTCGTTCCTACGCTTTGCAGCATTTTATTAGTACCCTTACTTCCCTCAATAAAGTCGCCCCCTTGTGCCATAGCTAAGCTCGTCAGTGGTGTGCTTACATAATACCGCAGCATCGACTCAAACACAGCATCAAGATTTTTTATCTTCGGGGTCTTTAAATTATACTTACACTCCGCGTCAAACCTCCACGCAAATGAAGTATAGTCGTCGTCCAGCTGGATAAAATACTTATAACCTAAATCACGAGCAGCATCAAAGCAGGCATTACGAGCATACACTATCACTCGTCTATCTCCGCGAAAAACTTCATCTATCCGCTTACTCATCGCCAGCTTGTCGAACACGTAGCAGTTCTCTTCTCCGTATCTCCGCTTGTACTCCTCCACCTGCTCATCTTCGTTATCGAGTATAAAAATACAACGTCCTGTATATCCTTGCTCGCACAAAGAACGATACGTGTACTGCTTGTCTACTCTTCCATGTGTCAAAATGAATGCGACAAAATCCTTCTTGAAATCAATCTTCGTCATACTCTTTCCCATATTCGCTCAAAAGCTCCTCTGTCATTTTTACAAACCCTTTCTCGATAGCTTTCTTAAAGTCTATAATCACCAATGCGGAATCCTCGAATAACTCCTGTATCTCTTTCGTGGCATTACAATAGTAGTCCGCTATCATTCCGTAGTTGAACTCCGTATGTCTATAAGCAGCATATATAAGAAACTCTCTCACCTCGTCTGGCAATTTTGCCTCTTTTATTTCTTCGATAAGCTCTTCTGCCTTCGTGCTATCATAGCAGTCTGATAGGGTAGGGCTTACTCCTGAAGGCTCATATACAGGTGTCTCAATCTTTCTGCTGTAAGTATCATCTATTGTCTCTTTACCTATCGAAACGCCCCAATCCTCCACCGATAGCCCTATCTCTTCTTGCGCCCTCGCCAAAGCCTCATCGTCCCAATCTAAGTTCGCTGCACTTGTAGCATTGTCAGCCAAAGCCATCTCCCGACCTTTCTCGCTGTCCAAGTCCACATCACCTCTGCGCACAGCCACAAGCTCGTCGGGCTTTGCATCTATGACAATAACTTTCTTTATTCCTGCTTCTTTAGCCAGCTCTTGCGTCTTATTACCAGCAATGATACGATTATTTTTATCCAATAATATCGAACGACCTGCGCCAAACTTTCTAATTGACTTGTCAATTAATCCACGACCTTTCTTCGTCCCCTTGTTGAAGTTCTTGTCGTCTTGCTGTAATGATTCTATATTGATTTCAGTAACTGCTCCCCTCATATATCAAGTGTAAAGATTTTATAAATATTTTATAAAGATATTCTAATACAAAGATAACGAAAATATTTATAAAATAACAATTTATAATAAGTTTTCCCTTAACGATTTACACGCAATGCCAACCATGAAGAAAGTAATAAGAAAAGCTAATCTATTTTGTTCTCTTCCTCTTTATCCTCTTCTTCTGCCTTTTTGAATTTAAATTCATATTTATTAATATAATACTCCTCCTTATTGCTTCTCTTCGTGTCCTCATCGTAATAAAACGTGTACGGCTCTCCCTCTACTTGGAAATAGTTATGCCTCCTCTTAATATTATAGATAATCATTGATATTCTCCTTGGAATAAGCGAAACCTTTAACTTCGTTGTCGGCTTCATGCCCGAGAGTTTCTCAAAGACTGCTCGCTTATATTTCTTCCTAAATCCTGCTTGAGCAGCTGCTAACGACTTAACCCTATCCACCTTCTTAAGATTCTCCACCCTTACCGAGTGAATATATTCGTGCGACTTTTTCAGCTTATACAGCTTCTTAACGCGAAGTATCTCCCATATCTTCCTATTAACGATTCTTGCTATCTCTTCGTTAGGCGTATTAGGATATAGCTCTATCACTTTCTCTATCTCTTCTTTCTGTAAAGGTACATAGTGCTTACTCGTATCTACTCCTCCACTTTTTATTATACGATATATTGTCATGATGCAAATGCCGAACATCTTAGCCATTTTAGGCACTGCTATCTTACCGTAATGCTCTACTATATATCTCCTTTGTTCAGGTGTTATATTCACATGCTTACTCATGCCTTAACCTCCTTTACTTTGTTCTCTACAAACTCGGGGTGTTCTTTCTGCGCTGCTTCAAAACACCCCCCTATATATTCTCCTTCAGCTATCTTTTTATGTATTCTGTTCCACATTCTCGATGTTGCTGATGTCTTTAGCTTTATCTCCCCCTTAGACTCGTCCACGTCCTTATACAGCTTGTCCACAGCTCTATTGAACCAATAAGCCACCTTTGATACATTAAACTCCTCAAAGAATGATGATACGTTATAACCGAATTTCTCCTTGCATTGCTCGCCCAAACCTTTAAAGTCCATAACGCACGATTCTAACAAGCACCGCGTTGTCTCTACCTGCGCATATAGCTTTGCCCTTTCTACGCCGTTCTTTTCCATTACACGCTCTAAAGAGCTTCTAAAAGCATTAATATCTTTCTCTGCTAAATCTATCACCGTATCTGAATAGCTCTCAAAGAATCCACCCGACTTCATTATCTGCATCATCTCTGCACGCTTTCTGTCAGCTTCGCTTAGTGCGTTATTAACCGAGTGTTTAAGCTCATGTTTAAAGTCTTTTTCCTCTCGCAATGATATTGTGGTTATGTCCAACTGATTAAATGCTAATGTAATACATAATGTTAAGGCGAAGTCATAACATTTAGCTACGTACTTCAACGCCTCTAACTCTTTCTCCGTTTTATACGTTACTCTTTTCATGCCTATATATGTTTCGCTTTACTTTATGTTATATTCCGTTGTTAGCTCGTTATACTTATTCTCGTACTCCTTAGTATCTCGCTCTCCATACAGCTCTGCTATATCTCGCGCCCTTGCCCTTGCTGTTAATCTGCATCGATTTTCAGCTGCATTCTGTAACCTTATACGTAGTTCTACCTCTATTGCTGTCATACTTTTATAAGTTGATATTTAATAGTTTTTTAAAAATTCTTTCTTTTTCAATATATTTATACGAGAATTTCTTACGCATTTCTCTCTTGTTACTTCCTACAACAAGTTGACATCCATTTACTCCAACAAAAATATAATTTCTATTGTGCCTTGCATTGTCTTTAAATGCCATTTCCATTTCAAGTTTGCAATATCTGTAGCTATCATTCTGAACACCTTCATATCCTTTTCCAATAATGAAATGTCCTAATGCGTCAGCTTCTTCTAATGTTTCGCACAATGTGTATATGTTCTTTAATTGCTTTTTTCTTTTCCAAGTAGAATCTGATGTTTTTATGTAGCCCTTTAGCTTCATCACTTCATCATATTTACTATCTATTATATCCCCAAATCCTGTGCCTCCTAAGAATGCAGCTTCTAACTTGTACCATTCATCAATGATAGGCTTCCAATAAGGAAAAACATTCTCAATCTTTCTTAAGTCATTAAGGTTTAACGCTGCAAATTTACATAAGTCATAGCAGCGTGAAAAGTCATCTGCATCATGTGGTACGTTGTATTCCCAGCTGTTCTTGTTATCCACGCATTGTGGACACATTAATGCCACCCACATTGTTTTTGATGATACCCCTACATAGTGAGTGCCTATCCATTCTATCATTTTGTCCTTATTCATTTACTCGTCTTTTTTAGTTCCATTATCTTTTCACCAATTGGATGCACGTCTACAATTTCGCCTGTATTTCTAACTTTTGCTTTCATAATTTTAATGCTCTTTTAATTCTGGATTTATAATCTTCATTGGCTGCTTTCTTTGCTAACCTTATTTTCATTTTTCCTGTTTATTTAAAAATTAATAATGCTGTTGCAACTCCCCATCCACTGAAAGCAATGCCATAGAGAATCCACTTTAGACGAATTAATCTGTCTAAAGCATTAGCATAATTATTTCTGAACCTTATAACGTTTCCGAACTTTTCATTGAAAGTTGTATCACATAGATTTTTTATGGCTTTTTCGATTCTTCTACGACCTTTTTCAGTCAAGATGGGCTTAAACCCATTATTCTTATACAATCCATTTTCAGTCGAAAATGTAGTTGTATAATAGACGGTTCCACCATCGTGTTTATCCTCAAACCCCATCTTCACATCTATTCTGAACACTCCACGTTCTTGGTAATATTTCTCTGCCTGACGATGTATTCCCTCATCGTTTAACTTTGCTTGTTCATAAAGTTGCGAATAATCATGTTCACTCAGTTGTACTATCTTATTCATATCCTTCACCTCCTTTGTTTATATGTGAATATATTTCTTTCATGTTTTCTCTACATTTATATCAATCCTTTTCAATTAGTTCTTTGTCCTCATACACATTCCCGATGACAACAAATCCGCGCTCATTAACCCATTGCTGATAAAATGCTATTGTAACGTCTGGTTTAGGCACAGCAACAAACTGTGAATATTCTTCATGGTATTGTATGATGTAGGGGTAGGACTCATCAACTATGACGTCCCCCTCGAATATCTTCACCCCTTTTGCATCTTTCAGCCCTGTGTATTGCCCTACGCTGTCAGCGTCCACCACATAGTCCTCGTAAGACGCCAAAGGATTCACAAACTCATCGGGCGATATAAAATGCTCGCCACGATTAACTAAGTAGTAGCCGTACAGCCACTTTTTGTTTTTCTCGTTCCACCCACGAAATAGTATTTCTCGTTTTTTCATTATCTTTGCTTTTTTGTCCTTATTCCTTATCTTTCTCCAAGTCAGCGTACATGGCTTCCACATATTCCACCACTCGCTTATACTCTCTTCCGCTTACCTCACTATCCCTATAAGCCTTTGCAATGAGTTCTTCGCCTGTACCGTAGAAGCAGCCAACTTTCCACATTCCGTTGGAACGCGTGTATGTGAAGTAGCGACCGCTCGACCATACAT